GCGGTGCCGTCGTAGCGGAGCGTCACGCTCTCCCCAGCCCCTGCGGCGGTGTCAGCAGGCACCTGCGCGTAGATGCCAAGCGACCGGCCACCGGCGAGCTTGATCGCGTTCGCGCCAGCGCCGTACGTCAACACAACCGGGACTCCGGACGCCTGAGCGCTTGCCTGGAGCGTAATGGTCATGCCGGAGGTGCCGCCCGTGATCGTTGCGACCGCCGTTGTGCCGGTCAGCAAGTACGTGCCGGGGCCTGTGATGGCGATGCTTGAGGCCGAGGCGACCGTTGCGACCTTCTCGATGCTGCCCGAAGCAATGCCGGTGTAATCGCCTGCGGTGGCGACGACAGCGCCGGTGCGCGTGAAGACGCTGCTAACGGCCGAGGCGTTTTGCCATGCTGCGCCGTCGTAGGTATAGAGAGAGTTGGTGTCGAGGAGATAGGAGGTCTCTCCCTCGTTCAAAGTCGGCTCTCCAACGCCTCCGTACGCTGCGGCCCGCACGGTCGCGTCAGCAAAAACCTTAACGCCACGCATCAGATACTGGTTGACGGCGTCGGCCGTGAGCACCTCTCCGCTCGTGAAGAGCGCTGTTCCTGTAATCGCCATAGTCGTTGTCTCTCCTTACGCGAGCTTGTTGGTGTCGAGGGTGCCGTAGGCTGCGGAGTCAAGCTCGAGCCATCCGGCCGAAGTTTTGCTACCAAGCCCGAGGATCATCGTATGACGCTCCGGCGATATTCGATGCTCAATGCTTTCAACGCCGTACCACTCTGACAACGAGCTCGGCGTGCCAGTCGTCCAGGTGCGCTCAACCTCAACGACGGTATCGAGGTCGGTCTGCAAGAGAAGATCCTGTGTCGCGGCGTTTATCGCGGTGACTACAGGTACCTCTACGGTCGTGACGGCCGTCATAGGCTGTCCGAATGCGTCAATGAGGTACTCGGCAAGGTTCAGGGCGTCGGAGGCTGCGAGGAGTCCTCCTGTGTCTACGTCGAGGCTGCCGGACGCTGTCAGACTGTCAACGCGAGCGGACTGGACTGCTCCAGTGTCATCGGGGACGTTCACCTGCGTGTAGAGCTCGTTCGCGTATTCGATGGTTAGTGCGCTGTATTGAGCGCCCGAGGTGTCAGGGGTGAGCGTGTAGCCCTCCGGGTTGGCGTTCGAGTAGCGCTGCCGGAATACAAGAGTGCCGTCGTTGGCTGCAAAGAACTCGCCAAACTCGGCCATGCTGGCACGGTTGGCGAGGTCGAGGAGGTTAGCTCCGGCGCTTTCGGTTCTCTCAACGAGCGTCACGGTTCCGGCGTCAATGCTTGTGGCGGCGCTCACCTCGACGGCCTGGTCGAGAATGTCTTTGATGCGCGTCCCGCTCGGCGCCGCGGCAAAGGTCGTATCGGTTAGCAACGCTTGGCGTGCAAGCTGCGCGAGCGTGTCGGAAGCAACGAACGAGGCAATGTTGAAGCCTGCCGGGTTGCTTTCCCATTGCACAACGTCAATGGTGCCGACGTAGATCTCGTGCCATGTCGGACTCGTTCGACGATAAGAGACCTCGAGCGGAGATCCAATCCACGGCAAGTCCGGGTAGTAGGGGCTCGAGGTGTTCTCGGTGTCGTAGTCGCGGACGAGGTCTAGCAGCGTCAGGGTTGCCGTACCGGCCGAGGTGTTGTCTGTCGTGCGAGCTCGTCCTCGACGCACGGTGACTTGCTGAACGTCAGCGGTTACGTCTGCCCACGTGTAGACGGCAGGATCGGGGCCGAGGGTTGCGGTATCAAGCTCGGAGAAGCCCGCGACATCGAGATGGAACTCGGTGTAGTCGGCCTGGAAGGCAATGCGGACGCGGTACTCGGTCAGCGGGTTACTGATGACCTCGGCCATTTAGGCTGTCCTGATCGGGACAACGCCGTTGCGGGTCTGCCATGCCTTCAGTGCATCGACGACGCCCTGGCCGACTGTGGCGGCGGTGACGCCGAGCGGGGCTGCGTTGACGTTGACAGTGATAGTGCCGCTACCGGCCGCGGACGGTGACGGCAGCGGGGAAAGCGAAAGACCGCCGCCGGGAACAATGTTCCCCAACGCGGTAACGGCGTTACGGGCTTTAGCCTCGGCGGCAATGATGCCGTCCGCAAAAGCGCTCCCGAGGTTCGCTCCGGCAAGAGCGTAGTCGGGGCCGAATACGTCCTTGAACAGTCCCATCAGCTTCTCGTGCGCGGTCGTCCACGAGGTCTTGCGCTCCTCGAGGTTCTTCTCGAGGTCGGCGAGCTCGTCCTCGAGGTTCTCGCGCTGGAGCTGGCGCCGGGCGTCAAGCTGCTTGGTGCGTTCGGCTGCCTGCGTGTCGGCTGCGCTCTTCTCGCGCTCGGCCGTGGCGGTCAGCATCTTCTCCTCGAACGTTGCCTCCGCCTCGGCGTTAGCGCGAAGCTCCGCGAAACGCTCTGTGGCGGCTTTCCGTTCAATGTCGGCAGCGTCACGAAGCGCCGAGATCTGCCGTTCGGTGCGAATGTCGGCGAGGTGCTGCTCGGCCTCGGCGATAGCTTCAGCGTCGTTAGCGTTCCGGGCCTTGTTCAGGTCGGCCTCGGCGCGGGCGAGGTCGCGGGCTGCGAGCTCCTGATCGCGGAGTGCCTGAGCTTCCCGGTACGCGATCTCGCCAGGGGTCAGGGCCTGCTCCTGGAGTGACAGGCCCGCAAGGCGGGTGGAGAGGTTGGCGGCGACGCGGTCGAGGTTTGCCCGGAGCTGCTGGTCGAGCTCGAGCACGCGGGAGGTGAGATCGTCACTGATCGACTGTTGCAGCCTTGACGTTTCAGCGTCGTACGCCTGGAGAGCTTTGCCGCTATAACGGCCGAAAGCGTCAGCAATGCGTCCCTGTGCCGCCTCTATCGCTTGCTTGGTGGCGTTAGCTGCTGCCTCCACTTTCTTCTTCAGCGCTTCCGCTGCCTTCTTCGCTGCGTCCGACTGCTTCTTCGTCGCGCTAGCAACCTTGCCGCTCGAGCTTGCGGCGTCCGCGCTGATCGTGTCGGCCGCGCCAGTCACGAAAGCGTCACCGGCGAGGTTGCCTGCGGAACCAAAGCTCGCAGAGACCGAGGACTTGAGGCTGGTTGCGAACGAGCCGACGCCCTTGAACGACGGGAGCTTCAGTCCCTCGAAGTTTTTGCCAAAGTCCTTGACCGCGACTGAGGCTCCGGCGATGTCTCCGCTAATGCCCTTGAACTTGTCGCCGAGGCCGGGAACCCACGAGAGCTTCCCAACAAGGTTGCTGACAGTCTGGAGGAAGGCGGCAGCAAAGTTGGTGACGCCCTGGAGGAGTCGGCCTGTAGCACCAACGATGTAGTTGATAGCGGTGACGACGCCTCCGGCAAGCGTCTGGAAGCCATTGCGTACCGTGTCGGAAGTCTTGTAGAGAACGACCAATGCGCTAACTACCGTTCCGATAATCAGTGCAACCTTGACATAGGGGTTCGCTTTGAGAACGGCGTTGAATACGCTCTGCGCAATAGCGGCTGCTTTCGTAACGACTGAATAGATTTTGAGTCCAGCGTTGATGGCGACAATAGCGCCGGCCATTGTCGCGATAGCTCCGGCCGCAATGAGGATCACTTTCGTATTCTTCTCTGCCCATGCTGCGAAGCTCTGAAGGTACGGCAACACTCTTTGTAGAGCGGGAAGCAGTGCAGCCCCGATGCTTTCCTGCGCTTCCTGAATGCTGATTGACAGGCCACGCATACGTCCTGCGGCAGTGTTAGCGGCTGCTTTAGCGCTACCCTCGAACGTCGCGGAAAGCTCTTTCGTTGCGGCCTGGAAGTCGTTGGTCTTTTTGATGTTCGCTGACAGCGGGACGCCGAGCTTGGTGAGCGCTGACACGTTGCCGAGCGACGCCTTCGCCAGGGCAGTCGAGACGGCCTCGAGGTCTTTGCCCGTTCGTGCCGAGATGTCTTGCGCGAGGCCGAGGAGCTTCTGCGATTCCGTTACGTCCTTAGTGGCCCGCACGAGGGTTGCGAGCGCCGGTCGGAGCTTGTCGTCGGCAACGCTCGTGGCGCGGCTTGTGGACGAGATCCACTCCTCGTTAGCTTTGATCGCTGCGGAGGTTGCGCCGGTCGAGGTGGCGAGCTGGCGGGCGAGGGAGTCCTGCGCTGCCTGATCCTCGATAGCTGCTTTGACCGAATCTGTGAGCGCCAGGCCGAGAGCGCCGATGGCTGCGACGGCCGGGAGGAAGCTCTTGTTGATGGCGTAACCGGCCTGAGCGCCGAGGCCCTCGAGGTCGTTGAACGACTTAGACGCCTTATCGACTCCGGCAGGCTGGAACGTCGAGATGATGGGGACAATGATCGGCATTACGCGAGCTCCTTTGTCTGCATCATCTCTATGAGGTTCATCAGTTCGGCGGCGGCACGCTCGGTGTTGTCGCGCTCCAGCTCGACCGCACGCCACATCGACCTCGAGGAACCCTCAAACTTGTTGGTGAGGTTTCGATTGAACGCCACGCCACGTTTCGACTTCGTATACCTACCGTGCTTGCCTGCCATGTCGAACACCATTCCCGCAGGGTTTGACTGAACAACATTGACGAGGGAACCCTGGATAGCCGGGTTCGGGGATGAACGCCTACGCGCCTCAACTTTGATGCCGGTACGTGCCTGCTTCGACCATGCAAGCCTTGCCCACTTGGTATCTGCCGTCTTGTTGGTTCCCCAGTGCGAGAGCGGCGGTTGCTCCGGCACGAGCGACCGTGCGCGTTGCTCGACGCTCTTGCCGATCAACCGGAACTCTTTGCGTGCGAACTTGACGAAGTCGGGGTGCGTCTGCCGCAAGATTTTGAGCGTCTCGTTGACGCCGTCAACTTGGATGGTGAGGTGGCTACCGAGATTGGCGGTTGATGGCGTCAACGAGCGTCGCTAGGTCGTCGAAGTCGAAAGCGAATCCGGAGGGGTAGAAACCGGTGCGGCCTGCAACCTCGGCGAGGAGCTTGCGGTAGCTGCCCGCCGGGAGGATTTTGGGGCTTGCGTTGCCTCGACATCAACCTCGATCTCGGCAAGCATTCCAATGAACTCGTTTAGATCGGCGGGAACGTCAGCGCCTCGGTTGAGGAGCGTGTTGTGCGCGAGGAAGCAAAGATCCTCGAGCTTCACCTGGTCACCGAACGCGGTGAAGCTGAGGCCGGTCATGCGTTCCCATTTCACGACGGAGAGGAGGTCGCAGAGGACGACCTCCTCCCCATGACCGTAGTTGAGTCGCAGCGCGATACGCATTACGTGAGTACAACCGAGCCGGTAAGAACGAACTCCACGGTGTCCTCGAGCGCCTCGACGCCGCCACCAGCCCCGGGGAACTGTGGGACTACAGTCCCGCTGAAGCTCGAGGTGCCGAGGCTGCCCTCGATCTCGAGCTCGAACGCGATGGCGGTCTGTGCCTCGGCGGCGGCCCACAGGCCCTCCGACAGTGCCGCGGTCTCCTTCCAGTCCTGGAAGAACGTCACGGAGAGCGTGCCGGACTGGCCGGTAATGACCGAGGTGAGCCCGCTCCAGGTGTTGTAGCTCGAAACGTCGTTGGCGTAGGCGAGCGTTGCCGTTGAGATCTGATCGGTGAACACGTTGCCGTCGATGGTGAGCGCACACTGACGGCCGGTGAGGATGGTCGTTGCCATGTTGCCTCCTTAGGAGTCTTGAATGGTGAGAACGAGAGTGAGGTCGTAGCACGGGTACTCGGAACTGCCGATGATGATCGAGCTAGGTTGCCCGGTCATTACGTAGGTGCCTCCGACGCAGAGGTCGGCGAGAGCCATCAAGGTTGTT